AGTCGTTAATCGGATTAAAAGATACTTTTAGTGCATATACTATCTCGAAAGGTATTTTAGCTAATAATGCTACTCCTAATGGAGTTATACAAAGTACTATCACCGCGGATGCAAGTGGTAATTTAGGATCTGTATCTACTTTAAATACAGTAACATGGCCGGCAGCTGGTGGTACTACAAACTATGTGCTTACGTTAACTGGTCCAACAACAGCAGCCTGGTCTACAAATCCCTCTGGTATAGCAAATGTAGTAGACGATACAACGCCGCAATTAGGTGGAAACCTAGATGTTAACGGCAAAACTATTGTATCGGTGTCTAATGGAGATATTGCTATAACGCCAGATGGCACAGGCAACGTGGTTCTTGACGGATTGAAATATCCGCAAAGCGACGGTACAGTTGGACAAGTGATGTATACGGATGGCTCAAATCAACTAGCTTTTAAAACTGAGAGTTCCGGTATAGCGGATGTAGTAGATGACACTACTCCGCAATTAGGGGGTAACTTAGATGTCAACGGCAAGAGCATTGTGTCCGTATCTAACGGGGATATTGCCATAACGCCAGACGGCACAGGCAACGTGGTTCTTGACGGATTGAAATATCCGCAGGCCGACGGGACAGTGGGACAAGCTCTTACAACAAACGGGTCAAATCAACTAGCTTTTACAACAATAGCGGGTGGTGGAGCAATTCCAACTAATATGCTCACGTCGGGTGATTTTTCTAAAATCCCGTTGTGGATTTTAAGCACTGGAGCGACTGCTTTTGCCGACGGTGCTCTCATAACTCCATCGTTTTCTATTCTGCATGACGGTGCCGCTGTGGCTCAACGTGACATATCATATAGTGGACAGAATGAGCTATTAATACAGTGTAATTCGGCAATAATGCACTTAGCTGGTTTTGAAATATTGTATCCGGAGGAGTTTTATACGCAGTTTAATGCTACGAAAGATGCCGGCGAGTATATATCAGTAGGGATGTACGGTAGGGCAGCGGGTATAACTCAAATCAAAATGGATATCATACAGTGGATTCCGTCAACAAATCAGAAATGTTTAAAGGATCCAATCGCCACGTGGGCATCAACACCTACGTTATCATCAGATTCTACAGGGACATGGACGTATGTCGCAAATTCTCCAACGTTGACGATAGGCAGTAGTAATTCAATTATTAAATGGGAGGGCATAAGCTTAGCTTCATTTAATCCAGCGGCAACTAGGCTAGGACTTTTAATCAGAACACCAGGTACTGAAACAATAACTGAATATATGGTATTTAAAAAATTAGCAATGCACCGAGGTGCTACGTTTGTTGGGTTTGAAGATCGAGACGAGGTCACAAAAACAGAAACTAGAATTGCGTGTACAGAGGATAATCGTATTAAAGTAGGAACTGCGTCACGGATGACATCAGCAATACTGTCCGCATTTTGCTATGAAGTGGATCCTACGATGATGCATGTTGCACACTTTAACTACACTACTGCATTGCTTGATGTTCCGACAGCAGCCAATGTTACGGTATACAACCCAAATAGCGGAGCGACGGGGTCGGTTCGTAACTTAGCGGGATCGGATAAGACTATAGAAACAGTGGACACTGTTAGTCAGCATTCGGTTTCTATTAAAGCTGAAATCAGCTGGGGGGATCCGTTCAAGATGCACGTGATTGTATGGCCTAAACCTTATCAGTAAAAGAACATAGAAAATGTATTATTTTAGTAAGACATCAAAAGCTCGGCGAGATACTTGTCATCCGTTAATTATAGATTGGCTTAATGAAATTATTAAATGGAGAGATTGTACAGTAGCTTGGGGGTACCGAGGTGAGAAAGATCAAAATGAAATGTTTGCAAAAGGATTAAGTAAAGCTAAATATCCGGACAGTAAACATAACACTAATCCCTCTCTTGCAGTTGACGTTTATCCGTATGCTCTTGGTCGTATGATCAATGGTGATGTGGAGGGTGATGAGGTTTTGATAAATAGATTTATTGGTTTTGCACAAGGCATTGCCACAATACGTGGTATTCCAATACGATCTGCTAGTGAATGGAGTAGTTTTCAAGGTGATCTTGGGCATTGGGAGATATATAAAGATATTTAAGTTGAGGTGAGATATGGCTTCATTAAAAGAATGTATAAAACTAAATTTAATTTCTGAGGGTGATCTGGTCGCGGTCTCACGTAAAGGTATTTTGTCGAGAATAATAAGGAGATGGACTGAAGAGACATACAGTCACGTTGCTATCATCTATAATATTAATTCTATGCGTGTACGAATAGTCGAGGCGTCGGCTAAGGGTATACGGTTCTCATCGCTCAATAAGCTATTACCGGTATACGTTTTTAATATTGATCAAGAGCTAAAATCAGAAACTCTAAATTTTATAAATAGTAAACTAGGACAGAAATATTCGTGGGCTGATTGCTTGCGAGCAGCTTTTCATTTAAAACCGAAAGATGATAGCAGATGGCAATGTGCTGAATTTGCGAATGCTATTTTAAGAGAAAACGGGTTTAAGATAGATAGAAAAGACATAACTCCGGGATTGATTGTTAAAGCTGTCTTAAAAAAAGGATCTGGTAAATCTGTCTACATAGATAGAAACAAATAATGTTTAGGTTAAATATTTTATCAAAACAAAGACTGCTCACGTGTGATGTACAACTACAAGCTCTCGTTTGTGAAGTCATCAAGCACAGAGATTGTTGTGTCTTGGCTGGGTATTTGGGGAGAAGTGAATATCACTATGCGACTAAAGACTTGATAGGTGCTCTTCAATTTCCGAATAGCCCCCATAATACTAAGAAAAAAGGCAAAATGTGCTCGCGAGCGGTACATATATTACCTCGCGAGAATAAAAAAATCATTACAGGAGATCTGATTGACGATCAGACTAAAATATATATATTTGCAGGATTTGTACTCGGAGTTGCTTCGCAAATGGAAATCCCTCTTATCTGGGATGGCGAGATAAAAGCGCATACATTTTTAAGTAATTGTAGAGAGCTATCACATTACGAATTAGCTGAGGAGGCGAGTGAATGAATGAATGTTATGCTGTAGCTACTTCATTTAGAGAGGGAATTAGCTTAATAGGGAGCGTGCTGGTTAGCGGAGGAATTATGTCTATTATTATTAAAAGGTATTTCACAAAAATAGATAAGATTGAAGATATTATAAATAAACTTATACCGATCATACCTCTTATTAAATTTATAGAGAGTAAATTAAATGAAAAGGTGGATGGTATTAAACAGGATTTGGATAAATTCCAAGGGAGAATGGAGAGAAATATCGAAAAACTAGAGGATAAAGTGGAGAGCTTAATAAAAAAAGAGTAAATATATTGAAACAGATTTTTATATGTGCAATATTCAAAAAAATAAAAGGCGGACTATGGACAATTTAACACACTTAGACGGTACATTTGAAATAAAAGCGGTTACCGAGGATAATAATTATTATTATTTTGAAGGGTACGGATCCACATTTGGCAATGAGGATCTGGGGGGTGATGTTGTTGTTGGCGGGGCTTTCAAAAAAAGTCTAAGAAAGCGAAAACCGAAATTATTATGGCAGCACGATCGAAATAAGCCGATCGGAACAATTGAAGAGATAAAAGAAGATGGGAACGGCTTATTTTTAAAAGCTAGTTTGCCCAAATTTGTATCTTTTTCTAATGATATTGGCGGGCTATTAAAAGCTGGAGCGGTAGACAGTATGTCTATTGGTTTCACCACTAAAGATTTTGATATACAAAAAAACGTAAGACATTTAAAAGCACTTGATCTATACGAGGTATCCGTTGTGACTTTTCCGATGAATCCGGAAGCCGTTGTGACTAATGTGAAAATGATAACTGCTTTTAAAGATTACGCATTAGCTGATAGAGGAGTGGCATGGGACAGTTCAGCTGCTGAGAAAAGAGTTAGAACTTTCACCGAGGCAGTAGAAGAGCCGAACAGTAAATACGCGGACTGTTTCATGTGGTACGATGCCGAAGATTCAGCTAATTTTACAGCATATAAGTTACTCTACTGTGATGTTATGGACGGCGAGCTGAAAGTGATACCGCGTGCTATTTTTGCAATTGCAGCAGTACTGCAAGGTGCTCGCGGGGGTGTTGATATTTCACAAGATGATCAAGAAAAAATCAAAGGGCACGTGATTAAATATTATAAAAAAATGGATTTAGAAGATCCGTTTAAAGAAAAAGCCATCTCGGTTGAGATGGTAGAGTTTATTGAGACAAAAAAAGATTATGAAAAATTCTTACGTGATGTATTGGGTTTTTCAAGAAAAGCGGCAGTCATTTGGGCTAGTCGCTTTAAAGAAGGTGTTCAGAGTGAGTCTGTTAGTACCGAACTAAGCGATGAAAATGTTCTAAAAGAACAAATTCAGGAATTAAAAAGAATACTATTAAAAATATGAGGTATTAACATGTCTACAAATGAAATAGCACAATTGACTGAAGAGTTAAGGAAAGTTGTTGAGAGTAAAAATGCAGATAGTGCTGATAGCAAGCAGAAAATTGCAAATTTAGAAGAGGGCTTCTTAAAAGCTGAAAAGAAAAATCAAGAATTAGTTTTAAAACAAGTTGAAGCTGATAAAAAAGCTATTGAACTAGCTGAAAAACAAGAAAAGGAGCTATCCGAATTATCTAAGAAATTTAATGACTTGGAAAAACAGGCATATCGTCCGGCTGCTAATGCGTCTGCTGAAACAAAATCGCTTGAAGCAAAAACGTTTAATAGAGCATTACGTTATGATCAAGATGAACTTTCAGCTGAAGAGTATAAATATTTAAGAACTGATTCGAACGTTGAGGGTGGCTTTTTATGTCCTCCTGAATACGATACGGATATGATTAAGTTGGTAACTGAGATTTCTCCTATTCGTGCTTTGGCTCGGGTAACTACTACGTCGAGAAAATCAGTACAGATACCTGTACGTAAAAGTTTACCTAGTGGCGGTTATGAAGGTGAAGCTGAAGAAGATGGCACTTCTAATTCAAATTACGATATGGTAACGTTAACACCATATAGACTTAGTAATACTGTTGAGTACACAAGAAATATATTACTTGATTCTGTATTTAATATTGAGAGTGAATTACAGGCTGATCAAGCTGAATCTTTTGCTCAAATCGAAGGTAACGCTTTTGTGAACGGTACTGGTACTAAACAGCCACTAGGCTTTTTGAAAAGACCAGCAGACGGTGGACAATTAGCTACTACTTTATTAACTGCAGCACTTACGGGTGATGATGTAATTAAGGTTACAGCTAAAGTAAAGACTACTTACTATAATCCAGTCTTTATGTTTAATCAGCAAACTTTAGTTGATCTTCGTACGCTAAAAGATGATGAAGACAGGTATTTATTTGAGTACGGTAATTTGGCTGCCGGTATGCCTGCTACAATTGCTGGGTATAAATACGTAATAGTTCCTGATATGCCTGATCTGACAGCTGTTAGTGGTGTTCCGATCGTGTTTGGCGACATGGCTCGTGGATATAGAATTGTTGACCTAGAAGGTCTCTTCGTAATCCGTGACCCCTACGCACAGAAACGAAAGGGTATTGTAGAGATCACTTTCACTAAGTTTAATACTGGACAACAAGTAAATAGCGAAGCATTACACGGTATTTTAACTCCAGCTGCTTAATATCAGGTAAGTGATGTTGCTTAGAAACTATGAGAGAAAAGTTATATATCCTGCAGCTGAAAATAAAAATCTGCAGGATATGACTAAAGAGGAATTGTGGCATTTTTGCATTAGTGAATTCGGTGTTAATTTAGATATTGAAAGATCTATTGAGCAATTACGCGACGAGGTCCAAGAATGTATTTGTTTTTTTAAATTTGAGGAGTAAAAAAAATGGGATGTTCATACGATTTACATACTATTGTTAAAGAAGTTGAGCCCTTAGCACTAGCTACTATTGTCACAAATACCACAACTTACGGTGCTGAAATTGACACCGCAGGGTTCGAGGCTTTTGAGTTTGTACTTTCAGTTAATACCTGGGTTGACGGAGCTTATGCTCTATCATTAGAAGATTCAGATGTTAGCGGCTCCGGATATGTAGCTGTTGATTCTGAATTAGCTTTCATTAAAAATGCTTCTTTAAGCGCGGTTGGTTTAACTAGATTGGGTTATGTTGGGCATAAAAGATATGTTCGATTAAAGATAGTGTCGACTGGCGTAACTGACGGAGCTAATTTAATAGGGTTTGGCTTTTTAGCTCATCCGAAATTTGCTGCAGTAACTTAGTAGATATAAAACATGGTAGCTTCATATATAGTTGTGACACCGCCAGCTGAGCTGGCGGTCTCGCTTGCTTTAGCTAAAGAATATCTTAAACTAGATGTAACCGATACTAGTCAAGATACTTATTTGACACTATTAATTCGAGCAGTCACTAATACTATAGAGAATTATATCGGAAGAACGTTAATTAATACTGAATTTAAGACATATAGAGAATGTTTTGCAAATCCTTTTTTAATCAAACGCTCAAAATTACAATCTGTCACTTTTATTAAATACTATACGGATAGCGTATTAACAACAGTTGGTTCTGATATTTACTATATGACTGATGAGACTGAATTCGCGAGTATTATTTTAGCAGAAGATCAGTCCTGGCCTTCTGACGTAGATAATAGAACGCAACCGATTGTGATACAATTTGTTGCCGGATATGGTACTACTCAAGCGAGCATACCTTCGGATCTTCAAATTGCGCTATTATCTGCGATAGCATACTTCTATGAGAATAGAGGAGATTGCACAGATGGGTGCGCGTTAATAGACGCTGCATTTTTGCCAAAAGGCATACAGCAAGCATTACATTTTTTTAAAATTATGCAATTTGATAAAAAACCATATGGCTGTTTGTAAAGTAACACAAAGAACACATAAAAGAGTTTGCATCGGATCTCTTAATCGTAAAATTGAAATACATGTGCGGAGCATTAAGGCTCCGGCTAAAGGTAGTGTTGATTTTTCGGATAAGTATACGCTTAAGAAAAAAGTTTGGGCGATGATAGAGACGGTTAGCGGCGAGACTATGTTTAACGCTAGTAATATTGAGACTGTAGTAACGCATCAATTTTATATAAGGTATATTCCTGATGTAGATATAGTTGATGTTATTGTCTATGGTGGATTGAGATATACACTAGTAAATGTTGAAAATTTAAATAATGAAAATTATTTTTTGTTAATAAAGGCATCTGACCGAGGCGATTCTGATTTACCAGCGAATGAGTTTTAAAAATGTTTGGCATACATCCAGAACAAACAGCGCAAAATTTAAGAGCGTATAATACTCTTAGTAAAATAGAGCATAATACGCGAGAGGGTATGCGTAAAGCACTGTACTTTATTGGTGATAAGATAACTAGGGATGCTAAACGATATATATTAGATAGAAATAAAACTGGACGCTTATACTTAATTCGCAGAGGCAAACGGTTAAAAAGACATCGAGCATCCGCACCTTATGAGTCGCCCGCAAGTTTATCGGGCAATTTACAAAGATCACTTAATTTTACAGTTAAAGGTTATGACGAGGTCGAGGTTGGTGATCATGCTTCTTATGCTAAATATTTAGAGGTGGGAACTTCTAAAATGATAAAACGACCGTATTTAATAAAAGCTATCAGTGCTAATGATAAATATATAAGAGAAATGTTTTCAAAGGAGATTACGCGTGCGCTGCGAGGACGTGATTAGACAATTACAAGAGTATATGCCTAGGCACACTGCGTTATTTGGTGATGACTTTAGCGTAAGCTCAATGACTAGAGCAGGTACTACAGTAACAGTTATAACTACCTCGGCGCATGGATTAGTTAGTAGCGACAAAGTTTTTATATCTGGAGCTATCGCGCCCATCGGCATTAGCCCGCTCACACAAACAAACAATATCGCTACCGCTGTGACAGTATCGGATCACGATTTAACAGAAGGCTATCAGTCTACGATAGAGATATCAGGTGCAGTAGAGACCGATTATAACGGTGATCATACTCTTTTAAAAGTGCCAAATAGGCGAAAGTTTACTTATCAAATATCAAATGACCCGACAAGTCCTGCAACTGGAACTCCAGTTTTGCATGATACTGGTTGGTACAATGGATATAATGGTTTACATCAAATAACAATTGTAGACACTACAACTTTTACTTTTGAAACAGACAAAGAGCCTAATAGTCCAGCGCAAGGTACTATTATCACTACGACAGCTACTAGGATAAGCGGTGCCGTCTCTATCGAACGAGCAGCGGAGGCGTATACTCCTCAATCAGAAAACAGACCATGGCTATTTGTAGTTTTGGGAGACGTGACTGTTAGTAAAGATCGAGCGATGAAAAATGATGCAACTACTATTTCACATCCGGGCATACAGTATCGACAAAGACTTATCCAACCCTTTTCAATTTATATTTTTTTAGATGCTACTAATTCTATAGCCGGAAGAGAAGTGCGAGATTTAGCAGAAACAATAGCACTACCGCTCTATGCCTCTTTGCTCGGTACAAAAAATATTATATCTTATTTGTCAGAAGAGCAGTGGGCTGAAGTCACTTTTAACGGCCATAGATTTTTTGGATATAATGGAAGTTATTATATTCATGAATATAACTTTGAAACAGTCGGAGATATCACATACAATGATACGGTGGGCGAAGGTGTAAACGTTGCTTTCCGCGATATTGATTTAAGTTTTGTAGATGGGAAAGCAATTGCGGCTATAGATTTAGATGAGGAGCCTTTATAGTGAAAATTAAAGTGAGATTAAATGTTGCGTTAAAGCATTATTCTAAAGATACTATCCTAGATCTTGATGTTGATGAGAGAGGCATTTTTATAGATAGATATTGGCGTAAACGTTTTAAAGATTCTAAAATAGATAGTTGTATTGAGATAATCAATACTAAAAAACAAATTAAAAAAGTTACAGAGAAGGAGGTATCCTGATGACTATTTCTAAACCAGAAGTTACAGTTAATATAGTTAGTGCACAAAATTTAGTGGGCTTGAGTTCACAGAAAATACTGTTTGTTGGACAAATGACATCCGCGGGTACTGCTACAGCAGGAGCACTTGTTGAAGACATAGATAATACGGGCATAGAGGATACGTTGTTTGGTGCTAAGTCTATGCTTGCGGCAATGATTAGGGCTGCAAAAAGAATAAATAAACAAGTTAGATTTGATGCTATTCCTCTTGATGATGCCGCAGGAACTGAGGCAACAGCGAGCATAGCTTTTGCCGGTGCAGCTACCGCAGCCGGAACTCTAACTTTCTATATCGGATCTAAAAAGAATAACGCTTACGAGATAGATGTTGCGTTAACAGATACTGGAGCTGAGATATCCGCGGCTTTAGTTGCCGCGATTACTGCGGACACGCACGCATGTGCTACAGCTGTTGTGGATAGTTTGGCTGCAGATTTAACCTACGTGCACGCAGGCTTAGAGGGTAATTTTGTTACTATAAAAATAGAAGGCTCAGTCGCAGGTATTACACCAACGATTACCGGTTTTGCTAGCGGCGCAACTAATCCAACGTTAACTGGTATTTTTGATGTTGCTGAAGGTATAAGATACCAAACTGTTGTTTGGCCCTCAAGCTATGTTACAACTACTGTTAACTCTTTTTTAGAGGATCGGTGGAATGTTAGTAATCAAGTATTAGACGGTGTGTACATTACTGAAAAGATAGATACCCTAGCTAATTTAAAAACTGCAGCGGGTCTTCTTAATTATAAGTCAGCTAATTTATTAGGTAATGATTCTGTCAGTATTGCAGCTAGTCATATTGGCGGCTCTCTAGTTGAATTGCCGCATGTCGTTTCCGCGCAATATGCTGCAATTAGAGCTTTGCGCTTAGAAGATGGAACAGATATCAGTAGGTATGTTATTTCTCCTTACGGGGCTAGAGATTCTTTCGGGGGTATTGCAATATCTTCTTTACCGTACGCAAACACTCCTTTTTATGAATTATCAACTATAGATACTGGACTGGGCTTTTCTATAGAAGAAGTAGACGAATTAGAAGAAGTTGGCATTACAGTGCTAGGAGATAACCTCGCGAATACTCAAGTTATATTAGGGAATGCTGTCACAACGTACAAAACAGACGCAGGTGCTAATCCCGATCTTAGTTTTAAATATTTAAATTATGTTGATACAATAAGTTCTATCAGAGAATATTATGTAAATAATTTTAAAGCTAGATTTGCAGACAGTAGGTTAACAGCTGGTGATCTAGTTCAAGGTAGAAGTATGGCTAATGCGCAATCTATCCGTGCTTTCGCAATAGGAATATTTACTACACTAAGCGGGTCTGACTATGTGTTAACGCAGGCTGGTGAAGATGCTCGAAATTATTTTATTAATAACTTAGTTGTAGCTTTAGATTTAAGTTTAGGAAAAGTAACTATAACTATGAAATGCCCAATCGTAACTCAACTAAGAGAGATCATTGCTACTTTGCAATTATCGTTTGTAACTGCCGGTTAATTTTAGGAGAACAGAATTATGTCATTATTAAGTATAAGTACCCCTACGGTTTTGATTAACAATATAAGCTATGGAATAGTACCTAATAGTTTCTCGTTTACAGAGGGCTTTGGTGAGCAGACAGTTAGGGCGCAATCAGCGGGTGGTGGTTCTGTCGCACAAGTTTATAGTGATAACGCTGAGATGAAATATTCAACAGTTAAATTTAGTATGTTTAATATTAATTTAGACATTGAGCGTATACGCGGATGGAAAGCTAACAGAAATGAAAATGTTATTGAAGTTATAGATTCAAATTCAAATTTTGCAAGAACTTTTAAAGCTGCGGCATTAACTGGTGATTACGAGGTTCAGTTATCAGCTGATGGTGTGATTGATCTCGAATGGAAAAGTGCTCCTGCTCAATAATAGGTATCCTTAAAGTACCAATATTGTTTTTGTATGTTTTGTGTGCTAGCCTTATTTATTTTTATTATTAGGGGTAAAAACATGTCTAAAAAACAATTTGAATTTATTTTGTCTGATGAAATTTCGTATGCATATAAAGGCGATATGAAAAAGACAACATTACTAGTATTAAAATCTCCGGCTAGCGAACAGGGATTTTCCGCACGCAGGCTTCAGCAATTTATAATGCGAGCTTTTAAAGAAAATCAAGCTGCACAGAAAATAGAAAATACACAGTCGCAACAATCTGCTCAAGAAGTTTCTGATCAAGAAATCCCCGGTGAGATCCTACTTGGATTATTATTTATGTCGGATAATATAAAAATTGAAGATGTGGAGAAAGAATTTAAAAGCTTAATGACTTCAGGCTGTTGTTTTCTCGGCGGGGAAACGCCTCTTACTTCAGAAAAATATGATAAAATAAGTATTGAGGATACTACTAAGCTGATGGGGGAATATTTAGCTAATTTTTTGTTACTATCTCTTCTTTCCCCGAAGAGGACGAGCTAGGATATTTAATCGCAAATATTATTTTATTTTATAAAGGTGGGATATCTTATGGGTATGCTCAGAAAACACCGGTATTAGAGTTATTTGAATTGTCTGAATACGCTGCTCGAATTAATCGAGAGATCGAAAAGCAATCAAAACAAAAAAACTAGTGTGCGAGTATAGAGGTTAGGCTATGGCTGAAAATACAATTGTATACACGATTCGAGCAAATGACGCTTTTAGTAGTGTTGCCAAACGGATAAATGCTGCTACTAAATCCATGGATAAACATGTTGCCGGACTTGATGCGCGTATGAAAGCTTTTGGTAGGCGGACATCAGGTGTTGGTAGGTATTTGTCTTTACGACTAAGCGCGCCCATACTAGCACTCGGGGGCTATGCGGTCCATGCATACGCTAAGATGGAGAAACTACAGACATCTTTTAGTATTTTGTTGAGAAGTGCTGCGGCAGGTAAAGGTCTTATTGAGTATCTAAACAAATTCACAATGGGGGCGCCATTTGATATTCAAGAAGTTGCGTCAGCTACTAAAACCATGCTTAGTTTCGGCATGAGTTTACAACAAGTTAAGGCGAATTTAAGCATGGTCGGGGATGTTGCTGCGGCAACAGGTATGCCGATGCAGCAGCTAGCTAGATACTTAGGTCGTATATCGGCTATAGGATATATTCCAGCAGGAGCACTGGGCACAATGGGTAGCTATGGTATTCCTGCGGTTAAAAGTTTTGCTAAAATTATAGGTATATCACAAAAAGAAGTCCTTAAGTTAGCTGCGGCAGGGAAAATTACATTTCCTATTTTTTTAAGTCTGATGGGTAAAATGACAGGTAAAGGAGGTGCGTTTTATCAAATGATGATAAAACAATCTGAGACTTTAACGGGTAGACTTTCTTTATTACACAATAGAATTTTTTCGATAAGTCGTAAACTAGGAGATTTAATTGTAACCCAGCTAAAACTTAAAGAGGTTGTTTCAGCTGTATCTAATGCTCTACAACCTCTTTATGATAATTTTAGTAAATTAGTTGAAAAACATCCCCTTTTAATGAAAATTGCAATAGCTTTTGGCGTAATAGGAGTCGTATTACCCCCAATACTAATAGCCATAGGTTTGTTTACAACACTAATGGCGGCTCTTCTTGCGCCAACTAATCTGATTGTCGCTGGGATTATTGCTGCAGGAGCAGCTGCGGTACTCTTATACCGAAAATTTTGGATGTTTAGAATGATTGTAAAAGGGATTGGTGACTTAATAAATTATACTATTGTTAAACCTATTATGTTTTTACTCGATCATTTGCATTCTGGAACTTATGGGCATCCAAATAGACAGATGGTTGGTGGTTTAGTCGGTGGACTGCTAGGTGGAAATAACGCATCTGCAACGATGGATATTAATTTAAACGCTCCAGCCGGCGTTGTGAAAAGTACAGCGCTTTCAGCTAAAGGTTTTGGTAGTGCTAATTTGTCAGGACTAGGCAAGAACATGTTTAAGGGAGCTTTTTAATTAATGTTTGAAAAATTGAGACAAGCTTCGTTCAAAGGAGTACCTTTTTTAGTAGATACTACGAGCACTACAGCGGGTCGTAAAACAGCTACACATGAATATATCAATCAAGGTCAGCGATATGTAGAAGATCTCGGACGTTTACGAAAGACTTTTAATATATCAGGATTTATTACAGAGCCAAATTACGTACTAAAAAGAGATGCTTTAATTCTTGCGCTAGAGACGGAGGGGCTCGCACCGCTAGTCCATCCGACACTCGGAATATATAATGTAGTACCAAAACCCTACACTTTAACTGAGGATATGTCCTCCATTAACATTGCAACTTTTGAGATGGTTTTTGAAGAAGCGCAGTTACCGATTTACCCGATTGACTCGGGTAATAGTGTATCAAAATTGATAAACAGTATTGACAGTGTTTTAGACGGAGTACAGGATTATATTGGTAACTCGTTTGAATTAATTTATAGTAATGTTGCAAATCTAGCTGACATCGGTTTTAAAATAGATTATGTAGTTAGTGCGTATCAAAGTGCTGTAGAGTCCTCAGGCACGGGATATACTTCAACTGTTAATAATTTTTCAGCTACACTAAATGATCTACAGATAAATAAAATAAAAAAAGTATATAGCCCGGATGATTTAGCTAATTCGTTTAGATCTATCGGGGATCAAACCTCTAATTTAGCACCAAATGCACTTAGTAATTTTAATCTTAATAAAAAACTTTTCCATTTCGGAGAATCAGATATACCCTTTATTGCTGATACTGGATCTTTGATAGAAAGGCAATCTAATAGAGATATATTAAATGCTGCTATAAATATTATGTGTTTAACAAACGCCTATCTTAATGCAGTTCAGTTGACCTATGAAACTTTAACAGATCTAAAAAATATTCAAGATATTTTAGAAGACCAGTTTAATTATATTTTAAATTTACAAGAATTACCCGAGGAGACTTTAGAAATACTAAAAGAGATACGCGTATACGCTATGGCTTTTTTTGAAAAAGAGCAAATCATTGTCTATAAGATCTCTCAGATTAACGTAAATACTACAACTATGCGCGAATTAACATATAGATATTACGGTAATTTAGATAATTATGATGAGTTAATAGCTTTAAATAATACGCTAAATCCATCATATATAGAAGGGGATATATCGGTATTAACATTATGATTACTTTAGAGATTGAGGGCACAGAGTTTACAGGATTTCAAGAGGCTACTCTAAGTAAAAGTTTTGACAGCGCATCTGCACAGTTTACAGCTACAATATCCTCAACGCTTCCGATTGAAAATCCGATAAAAGTGGGCAATAGCGTTAGGGTTTTAGTTGATGGTTTTATTGCGTTAACGGGTTTTGTTGATCGCCTAGATAGCGATTTTTCATCCGACGACCACACAATAACAGTGCGCGGTCGTGATAAAACCGCTGATCTAATCGATTCTACAATTTCAGAAGATATATCAGTTAGTACGCCAACGACATTAACTAAACTAGCAAAACAGGTCATTAGTAATATAGGTTCTGACATAGAGGTTGTAAGTTACATTCCTGATGAGACTTTTGATATAGACGATAATTTGACCGCGCAGACAGGGGAGTCTGCGTTTGATTTTATAGAGGGGTATTGTAGAAAATTACAAGTTATAGCTACAACAGACGGTCTCGGTCGCTTAATTTTTACGCGAGCAAGCTCTACAAACAAAGCCGCGGTGATGCTTATAAACCAGAAAGACGGGACCCAAAATAATGTGTTGAGAGGATCTTTCTATGTAGATCACTCGCAGCGATATCACACGTATACAATTTTATCGCAAGGAAATGCCATCGGAGAGATCAACTTAGATTTAGATCTTGCAAGCCCTGCCGACATGGCTAATAGGAGTTTTACTGTGACAGATACAGAGATTAGAAGCTCTCGAGTTTTTAATAAAAATTCAGAAAAATCTGCTAATCAAGACCAATGCGAGGCGGAATGTAAATGGAATACGAATATAAAAAGAGCTAGATCATTTGCGTACACTGCGACCGTTGCCGGTCATGTGATGTCGCCAAATACCGATATCTGGAGAACTAATGTTGTAGTTCATGTCATAGACGATTTTGCTGATTTACCATCCGCCTATTTGCTAATATCTGATTTAACTTTTAATTATTCAGAGGAGGGCTCAACAACGGATATCACGTGTGTAACATCTGATGCTTTTACGCTACAACCTGTTAAGCTTAAAAAGACATCAGTATCTGCGGCTACTCTTGAATCGTTAGCAGAGTATGTAAAAAAAGAAGGAGTAACCGCATGATAAATACTATTAGAAATATGATAAAAAGAGCATATGTGACTTTAGTACACCAAGATACTAAAGTGTATTCTTACGCGCAGATAAGTTGTCTAGGGAATACTTTAGACGCTGAGACAATATACCCGTATGGTTTAAATGCTAGTGCTCCGTTGAATTCCGCGGCCGTAGTATTTAATATCCAAGGAGACGCTAGTAATAGATGTTGTATTTGCTATACTCCAGATAGACGATTCAAAGAGTTAAAAGCAGGTGAAGTACAGCTCGGAAATGTGCTAACGCAGGCAAGTATAAAATTCTCTGAAGATGGTAAAATTCAAATAGTAGCAGATGCTGATATCGAAATAACATCTAGTGCAAAAGTTAAGATAATTTCGAGTACAGATGTTGAAATAAATGCTGTAAATATTAAAATTACTGGAGACGTAGATATAACCGGTGATTTATCAGTGAGTGGGGCTACGGCGCTAGGTGCTAGTGGTGCGGCTATTGCGAGAGTTGGCGATACTGTAGTCGTAAGTGGTAATCCAGGTACTATAACATCTGGGTCTAGTACTAACACTTCAGCATAGGATAAAAAATGGCAACAATAGACATAGCCTTAGTTAAAACAGTAAATGGATATTTCGATATTGATTTTGCGACCAATGGGGATTTTATACTAACTGAGGGACTCGATACGGCTTTGGATATGAGCATATTAGAGCAGCGGAGAGCAGACGCATCCGAAGTTGTGAGGCCAGAATTAAGGCGCGGCTGGTGGGGGAATACTTTAAACGATCTAGCTTTTGAGATAGGATCTAAACTATGGTTATTATCACAAGCTAGAAAAACACAAAGTACTTTGAACTCAGCAGAGGATTATGCGCAAAATGCTTTAGAATGGATGCTAGCCGATGATCTTGTAGATGACATTAATGTAAATGCATACTTTGAAAATAACACTATGTATCTTAAGCTAGATCTTTTAAAACAAAATAATTTAATACACACGGCTTTTTATGATGCCTTTGCGGCTTCGGGAGAAATTAACTAATGACAATTATATTTCCAGATGATGTGAGAGAGATCGTTGATCGAATAAAAGCTGATGTGCAAAACGCATTACCAGAATCAAATCCCTTTTTAAAAAACAGTTATCTAGCTGCTTTAATCTATGGATATGCTGGGCAGATAGCTGATTTTTACAAGCAGCTCGAGCGTGTTCTGGACGAGATGTTTATGGACACTGCGGAAGGGATCTATTTGGAAAGATGGGGCACGTATGTCGGAATAACGCGAAAACCTGCGGCTCAATCAGAAGGACTCGTTACTTTTACCGGAACTGTAAGCTCTACTATTCCTAGCGGCACTTTGCTGCAGAGCTCAGATGGTAATCAGTATACGACTCAAGCAGAAACAACTATTGCGTCACATGTTTTATCTATTTCTATAACTAGGTCGGGAAATGTTGCAACTGTAACTACAGCATCGGATCATCATTGGGCGAGCGGAGTATCTGTCACAATAGCCGGCGCAACTCAGCCTGAATACAACGGGATTTTTAGTATTACAGCAACCGAAGTTGATGAGTTTCAGTATACGGTCAGCGGAACTCCCGCAACTCCTGCAACCGGCACTATCACTGCAACTGCAAGTACTGCATCTGCTGATGTGAAATCTGTAGATTTTGGAATAGATGTTAATGCTGATGGTGGTGCTATAGTAAAAATAACTAATCCGATTGCCGGGGTTAATACCAACGCGATTGTGCAGTATGAAGGATTACAGGGAGGTACTGATTTAGAATCTGATGAGGATTTAAGGACTCGTATTTTATTTAGGTATCAAAACCCGGTTGCGAATTTTAATGTTGCTGCGATCATCACAAAAGCTACAGAAGTGCCGGGGGTAACTAGAGTTTTTGTTGAGGAGGTCACCCCGGCTTTAGGTGAGGTGACTATATATTTTGTACGAGATAATGACGATGGTATAATCCCCACTTCATCCGAAGTTACGGATGTTAAAAATAAAATATTAGAGATAAAGCCCGCTAATACTTCAGATTCACAAGTCATCGTAAGTGCTCCAACTCCAGTCGATGTTGATTTTCAGTTTGCAAGTTTAACACCGAATACGTTAACAATGAAAACCGCGGTTATTAATAACTTAACTCAATTTTTTAGAGAGAGCACTGAAATCGGTGTTGATGTGCCTAAGATTGCTTATGATTCTGCAATATACTCAACTGTAGACACAGAAACTGGAGACTCGGTTACTGCTTTTACACTAACGGCTCCGACAGGCACTATTTCGATAGGTACCGGAGAATTAGCAATATTGGGTGATGTGACATTTTAATATGACAAATAAATTTGAAAAACATACACTAGAACAAAACACACAGAGTTTAGCTAATACTTTGCCGAATGGTGGCACTTTTATATCTAAAAATATGGAAGATAGTAATTTAAGAAATTTACTGCGCGGGGTATCTGGTGAGATATCTAGGATTGAAAGTTTGCTAGTGGATATTACAGAAGATTACTATCTTCCGCAGACTACATTTCTATTAGCTCGTTGGGAGAAAGCATTAGGTATTCCTGATGGCTGTTTTAAAAATACAGAAATTCACTTAATTAGAATCATACACTGTATCGCAAAATTTCTAGCGATGGGGACGCAAACGGAACAGAATTTTATAGATATCGCATTATTGTTTGGTAAGGTTGTGACAGTAGTAGATGATCCTACTAAGCCGTACGTTATTATTATTAAAGGTGATAATCTGGTGGGCGATGTTCCGCCGTATGATGTGCCTTTTTCGCTCAATACCGGAGAAACGACGCTAGAGTGCTTTTTCAATAAGTTAAAACCCGCAAACTGTATTATTGAATTTATAAACAATTAGGAGATGTGAAATGGCTGCTACTGTAAAAACATGGACAAATAACTCACCGCCTCAATGTGAGGACGATGACTTAAATGGCTTTAAGTCTGAAAATAATAATTTAATATCATCCGCGGGTTTAATTTTAAATACTTCGGACAATACTCAAACAGGCAAAGCTGTTGCTGAGTATGTTTCATATAACGGAAATTATGGGGATACGGGAACTGCAAATAGTTATGTATTGTATATGCCAAATGCTATGTATACCCCGGCGGCATATGTTGATGGAATGCTTGTTAGATTTAGACCTTTAAACCCCAATACCGGAGCCTCTACAGTCAATCTTCTTGGGTTAGGAGTTAAAACTATAGGAAAAGGAACAGCTGGCGTGGTTAGCTTAGTGGAGGGAGACATAAGAGGTGGGTATGAGATACACTTAGTTTTTGATACTCCAACTGATAAATTTATTTTAACTAATCCGCCCGATACGGCTACAACAGGAGATCTTACACCGAGTTTTGCAGTATCTAAACTTGGTTGGGTTCTTATGGATGATAAGTCTATAGGTAGTCTTGCCTCTGCGGCTACAGGTCGTGCTAGTGACGATACAGAAGATCTATTTACTCTAATGTGGTCAGTGCCTGATACTTGGTGCCCAGTTTCAGGCGGACGTGGTGCTAGTGCAGCTGCGGATTTTGCAGCAAATAAAACATTAACTTTACCTAGGGCTTTAGGCAGGGCATTAGGTGCGGCGGGACATGGTAGTGGCTTGTCAAGCCGCGCTCTGGGCGAATATACAGGTGTTGAAACTCATATTTTAGTAACAAGTGAAATGCCAAATCATTTACATAGAGTGTGGGCTGGTAGTGCAACTAGTTCTGACTGTTATATGATGAGCAACGGTGCAAAAACTATAGGGGGTACAAATCGTACTGACGGACAGCAGTGGTATACAAATTTTGGAGAAACTGGTCACCCGATTTTAGAAACTACAGGCGGTGGTGCTGCACATACCAACATGCAGCCATCTGTATTCACGCATTGGTTTATTAAGCTATAAAATATGAAAGTCACTTTTGCATTCGACACTGAAAATGAAGATGACAAGTTTAAGTTAAAATGTATGCTGCAAGCTGAAAATATGCACTTTGCATTAGAAGAACTCAAGAACATGCTCAGATCTATTTTAAAATATGATCAAGGACTTAAGAAAAGCGCTATTGATCAAGTCGAATATATTGACGATGAGTTTTTTCGCATACTAGATGATAATAAAGTTGATTTAGATCTAGCTGAATGACCAGGGTTTGGTGGCTGGTGGAGTATAAAGCTCGTCTCGCATTGTACTAACAAAAAAAGTAGGATCAGCACCCTCTTCATCAATAATAAATGGGTAGTACGCTTTATTAGCTCCGTAGGGTACCTCACATGATGCAAGATATTCTTTAGCTGAGGTTATAACGGATTCACAATTCGAGAGCTTATCAGTGAAAAACTTAAAAACAGGATATCTAACTCCATAATCGGGATCGTAGTTATAGATATCTATATTTATAAAAAATCTATCTCTTACTACCCCGCAATCAAAAACATCAGTTGTTTTGTTTACCGACGCGTACTCTTTGAGAATAGTGTTTAGTCTTCGCTCTCCATCTTCATTAATAAAACCGTATAAGAAAAGCATACTGCTGTTTAGAGAAAGACCTTTTAGAGATTTTACACCCGCATATCGTGGGGGCTTAGTAAAGTGTTTGATAAGCCAATTTTGTATTTTCTTTAAAAAAGACATGTTCTTATTTCCCTTATTATATTAGTAACTAGTATACACCAAATCGCAAAGATATTACAAGAAAAATCGATATTTGCTTACAAAGCGTTAACTAAATATATATCCCAGCCCATAATATTTTCCTATTTAAAACTATATGCTAGCTACCCAATTAGCACGGAGATCTTTTAGCCAATTTAATTTTTCTTTGCAAGCATCAAGCCTGCTTTCATCAGCTGAGGTACTGTTTATAAATATCTGATTCCCCTCAAGCTCTGTTGTGTTTGCGTCAATAGTTTCAAGTACTCTAGTTTCTAAATTTATTATTAATTTTTTAAGTCTAAAAATATGCAAATCAATATCCGATATACGATCTACTATCAGCTGCAATCTATCTTCTGTCATTTTTTGCCTCCTCTTTGTGCTCTATTTTCCCAAAATGCCAAAAATGTTTCGCATCGAGCTATTCTATCTAACAGCGATTGCCGCCGCATTACTTTTGTAAACAGTACCTCAAAATCTAATAGCTCTATTTCAAGATTAATTAGCTCGTGTTCAAATTCCGATATTTTATTATTAAGCTTAAGTATATGCGCTTCGATAAAATATTCTTCCATTTTATTTCCCCCTTCTATTTTTTATATCTATATCCAATCCAGCCCTCAGCTTTGATCGGACATTCGCTCGCCCAATTTGGCAAGCTACACATTAACTGTTCAAATTCCTTAACTGAGGCATTATCGCAATTTGTTTCTGCGACAATTTCATCGTGAACTGTAAATAATATTTTATATTTATCTGTAGCGTCAATCTGCAGCATAGCCTCAACCATTATGTCACGTGCTACCGCTTGTGTTATATTTTCAACAAGCTTGCCCCCATAGGTACTTGTTCGCTCCCATTTTCGAGTAAAAGTATCTACACCCTCAAAAGTTATTTGCGCGCTACATGCTCCCCATGAAGTCTCTACATCAGCTATTTTTGGAAAAGGATACGCAAGAGTACGGGCACTCGGCAATCTACAAAATAAAAAATTATCTTTTGCACCAAACTGCACTCTTCCACAATTTATAATTTTCCTTTTTTCTAACAAAGCTTGTTTTGCTGCGTTTTCAGCAAAACCCCAAAACTCTATTACTCTATGGTATTTTTTTCTATATGAGCGCACTGTTTGTGTAGCTAATTCTTCTGTTATTTCTATCCCCCAGGAATCACATGTTTTTTTGAACTTAGCAATGCCCATGCCATAGCCTAAGCCTAAAATCGCTACTTTTCCTAATTGCCTTTGCTCTTTAGTAACTTGATCAGGAGACACTTTGTATATATCAGATGCCATGTCTATATAGATGTCTTTATTCTGTCTGAATAGATCAAGAGCTTTATTATCTCCAGCTAGCCACAAAAGTACTCTAGCCTCAATTGCGGCATAATCCGCGGCTATTAATATATATCCCGGTCTCGCTGTTAGACATCCTCTGATTGCAGAGCTTGCAACAGCAAAAGGATTTTTAAATTCTTTGTTAATTTGATCAAATGCTCTACTAGATAATAAATATATACATCTATCCTGATCTTTTATTTGTCCTCTCGGTAGATTCTGCAATTGAACACCTGAGGAGGCATATCTTCCCGTTGTTGCTCCGTGGTATGTAAGTAACCCACGTATCATAGAATCATCACAAAGATATGCTAAAAGAGATTTATATTTTGCAGTACTTGTTAGTCCTAAAGTTTGTCTTATTTTTAAAAGAAGTATTACGTTTTTGGGTATATCATCTCTTTTTAAAGTCTCTTCGATACTAGCTCTGGTATAACTTTCCATTTGTATACCTTGAGCTTGTATATATTTTAAAACTAAATCACGTCTACTCACAGTGTCTACTTGTCCGTCGGTGATACGCAAAGTTTCACTGTTTAAGGATTTTTCTGTTTCTTTTATTAAAGCCAAAGCATTATTAACTAAAGATACATCGACATTAACACCATACATATTTATCTTTTGCGTTAATTGCCAAATTCTCTGTTCGTATTTCGAGAGAGGTTTTAACTTTTGAGATATTTGTCTTTCGATTAGAACGTCAGTTTTGCAATATTTATATAATTTATTAAACTCCTCAGGATTACTTTGTGTAGTAAATCGTAAAGAGGTATTTGTTTTAGTTGGTTTCCGTGGTTTCGATAATTTAAGCATTATACGTCTACCCACTGTGTCTTTTTTTTCAGATAGTTTTAATGCAAGGGCTACATTTTCTAAACTACGAGGTAACGCATATGCTAAAGCTTGAGCCTGAGAACATCGCCATTGCGATAGTTGAATCTCAGGCCATTTTAATTTTTTCACACAAACCTTATTCCAAATAGCTATTTCAAAAAAAGCATTGAATGCAGATAGCAAACCTCCTCTTTCTAAGTGCTCAAATAAATCGATAGGGGGTGTTTTGCTACCCAACGTCCACAGTTTTATATCTTCGGTATCTATACAATACGCAAGACATAAAATTTCTGTAGAGGAATGCGCCGCATATTTCCATGCGCCACTTTTAATGTCACATTCAGAATACGTCTCGAAGTCAATGTTAGCTATTGCAATATTGTCGGGCACTATTTACTACTATTTAAAAGATGCGCGCAGATATCGGCGCGCTCGTTTGACATTACTCTTCATCTAGCCAATTAGTATCTGCAGTAGCCTTGTTGCTTTTAAATAGATCTTCGTCTATATCTTCTTCGGATTCTTCTTTAGCTTCTTTTTTGGCTTCTTTTTTGGCTTCTTTTCTCTTAGGTTTTGCTGCAACTTCAATATCTGCAAAATCATCTTCAGCGGACACATGACTATCTAGTCTATCACCGTCTGCTACTTTTAATATATTATTTAAACCGAAAGTCACACCTCTATTTCCGGCGGTGTCGTATGCGTATGCGCTAACTGAAGCGCGGGCATAACATCCGGCGTATAACTCGGAAGCATCAGCCATAGGCTCTTTATATTCATTTAGCACACCGGGGCGTTGATTTGACGCTGCGCGAGCAAAAATAGCGTCGTCATCATAACCATCTAGATCTTTTTCAGAACCCTTACGAAAAGGAGTTTTTAGATCAGAAGGCCATTTATTTTTGTTTTCGCCCCATTTATCAACTATAGCTTGTTTACATGCAGCTTTTAGTTCTTTTATATCAGTATCTTTATCAAAAATCATAGATATCGAATATTTAAGATCTGCCCCTTCAGTAATTGCTGCGGGCTCAAAAATCTGCGGGAATGAAACTCTAAATTTAGGCGTGATTATACGTGTTTTGCTCATTTATTTTCTCCTGTTAAAGTGTTATTAATATCAAGTTAAAGAGTAAGTTTGCTCTTTCTCTTTGATCGGATATATGTCAAATATCCCATCCGGTTTAGTTTTGACATACGCTATATCATCAACAGTATTATCGAATACTGGTGGTGTTAAACTTAAATACGATACATAAAGGCTATACTCTTTTGCTGAGATACATAGCAAATTGCTTTCATTTAAATAAAATATATTCCATGTTATTTTAGATTTATTATTAAATAATAAAGAACCAATGTTAAATTGAGATTTAAAATCAGTATCAGTTTGCAATGGCATAACGTCTAACTTTATATTTGACTCTACCCCGCCATGCAGACATATTTTATTACTATCACAGACCACCCTGTGAATTGCAATATTATCTTTACATAGGATATAGTCTATATTTTTCACTCTTCCATGGTAGTCTGATGTTCGCCTCGGCAATAGGACTAAACAGTCAAAAGTGTCTGTTAAATAACTTCTTTTAAGGGTAGGTATTTTTGTAAAATCATATTTTTTCATATTATATATGTAGTTAGCATTTGTCATTTTTTTTAAATCTCAATATCTTTAAAATCTAATAAGGCACTATTACTAACGGCTCGTCTTTTATCAGATTCGGGAACAATGGTTATCTCCCCTTCTGGATTGTGATAAAACTCTTTTAGTTTTGCATCAGGTATTAATTTTGACATTTTAGCAACTGATTTTAATTTCGGATCTTCAAATATTAAGTACTTATATTCAGAGTCATTAAATTTAGATATAAAGTCACTTTCATCTACCCATTTTCGATTAGTTCGTTTTTGAACTAGTTTATATCCGTCTAATAACCCCCCTTGCTCTAATAGTGCTTTAGCATGATTCTGCACAGAGCTTATCCATTTACCTATATCTTCTGCATGATCTAATACTTTGATGATATCTTGTGCGGATAAAGTTTCTATAGCTGGAAGTTTAGCTCCTACATCTTTGAATTCAGTCTTCGCAACATCAACTACTTGATCATAATATTTTGGACAAATTGCCTTCGCTCTGCAAAATCTGCAATGATCTCCCTGAACTATATTTGGATTTTCCTGTTTAACTTTAGTAATTGCTTCTTGTAATTGTTGTTTAAAAAACATCAGCCGACTGTGAGTATAGTAGCAGGTTTTTATTTTTGGGCTTTCATCTCTTGCGCGAGGCTGCACAATAGCTATACATATTGATTTTATATTTTCCGAATACTCATACTCATTAAAAAAAGCTAAAACTCCAAGCGCGTATATTAAAAGTTGCTTATTGTCCTCTATATCTACAGAGACACCAGCTCCGTGCTTGTAGTCGATAACAAAAAGCTCGTAATCAGTCCTTATTACACAATCGCAAGTACCAAAAATCTCTGTGCCCGGGAGCTTAACTTTTTGCTCAACATATATTTCAGAAGTTGAATAGTGTTCTCTAAGTGTATTTATATATGAAATATATAAATTAATTGCTTCTCTAAATTCTTCAGGGACTTGATCTATTGTCATTTCTCCCAATAAAACTTTTTCTGCGAATTCATGTGCTCTTGTCCCTTCAAGCATATATTTATTCGGAGCTTCTTGCGGCAGACCTTCACAAAGCTTTATGGATGCTGGGCAATTAAACCAACGATCTGCTCCTGAGGGTGAAAGCTTTGCATGTTTAGTCATTAACTATATTTCCTCTTTGTAATTTCAATTACCATCACTATATACTATATTTTATTGATGTCAACTTATTTTATTTTATTTGTATTAGTATCTTGACGAGCTTTTAAGACAGATACATCTACGTCAAGGGATTCAACAGCTCTTATCATCGCGTACACTTCAACTCTTAGATCTTCGACTTCAATTTTTAATACCTTTTGTGTATCTTCAAGAGTATTTATTTTTTCTTCAAAGTCATGCCCTTTGCCTAGCATATAGTATATATGGTCATGATCTAGCTTTTGTGTTCTGTTTAATAGAAAAAGTAGCAGCCACATCACAGCGTAACCTGCTGCGACTAGTATTATAAATACTAACACTATTATCTCCTTTTAAGCGTAGTCCGACAAAACCTAAAGGGCAAGTTATGAAAGGCAGTCTTTTGTCGGACTACTTTGCGTTTTTTATTTAAGGAATCCTGCCTGCTTGCCATTTAGTAAAACTTTAACTATTCGTTGTCTTCAAAATTCTCTAGCATTTCATGAAAGCCTTTGATAAGTTCTGCTTTAGTATATTGATTTAATTCTTTTTTTAAAATATCAAACTTTCGTTTATCTTTAGCTTTTCTCTTAGTTGTGTCTGTCTTAGTATACCTTGCATAGTAGTCTGTGACACTAAAATTTCCGTTGATATCAGGTATGACTTTGGTAAAATTAGCTCCAAAATAACCACCATATATCTCATATGATACATCTTTTATTTTAAATTTGCTTTCTGCACACATTTTTTCCTACACCATAATATCTAAAAGATCTTTACCTATTATCCAGGACAATATTCCATAACTTATAATCAGATAGATCATTAAAAATGGAATAATTATAATTGGAATAACTAAAAAATGTAGGATTCCGTTATATGGATCATGCCCAAATAATAAAAACAAAAAATTAATACATTTTAGTATTAAAAGCCCCCATACTATGCCCCCAAAAAGTGCCAAAATTCCAAATAAAGCTGCGCAAAACACTCTAAGTTTTGTAATCTCCTTAGTTTTCCTCATTTTATCTCCTATTGTTAATGACTTTCTGATATTCATTTTCAAAAAAAATACTTTCAGTCACATCACAAAGACACTCTATGTTATTATTATATGAATAGTACCAACTATATACCCCCGGGTGTTCTTTCCTAATTAACACATTGCCTTTAAAAAAAAGAGTTTCATGTATGTATTTATCTCCAAGCTTTAAATCATGCTCCGAACTAGTCATTTTTACTACACCCTTTTACTTCTTTCATTTTCTTGCGCATCCGATAAGCATATAAATTTAGCTAATGGCTTTTTATGCTCGTATATCTTAAGATGGTATATTTTTAAAATATCTTCTAGTGAACTATTTTCTAATCTCATATAGTCCGCTGAACTTTCAATGTTAGGTGCAAGATATCTTAAGATGTTCTCTTTTATTTCATTTTTAGATTTTGAATTGAACCCGCAATTGCATACGTACCGTACTTGCGTTTCAAAATCTATTATGTCCATATCTATTAGTGAATAGTACATTGTTTATTCCTCCTTTATTTAAATATTTCAGACATTTTTTGTGTGTAGTGCTGTTCCGGAAATTTTTCAGAATTAATAGCCACACTACATCTATACTGAGCTAAGATGTTTTTTAAATTATTATTTTTTAAAATGTAATACGCTTCTCTAGACTCTAAATATGGTTTTAAATATTTAAGAATAGATTCTCGTAATTTAGGTATACTCGTTGATCCAATACCACAAGCAACTAGTTGCTTTGTTTTTTCGTCAAATATCGAATAGTACATAGTTAGTCCTCTTGTACTTTTAAAAGTTAAAACTCAAGCTTTAGCGGCCTCAAGTAAAGAGTCTATTAATAATCTTTTCTGATTCAGTCATTGTCTTGCTCCTTTTTCACTAAATTTTTAAGGTTAGATATATAACCTTTACTTTTACTTAAATGCACTAGTACGCTCTCCCGCACATGTTTAGCGCTAGTATAGTTTAAAGACCTTATCGCGTCATCTAGCGATATTTTAATTAATATTATCATCTTGTCTATTTCGTAATCATTCACTATCTTTTTTCTTTATTTTTACATCAGTTAAATTGACTCCAAATAAATCAGCTCCTGATAAATCAGCTCC